AAGAAAAGCGGTTGGTGAAGAATGATCGGGATTTAGCGCGGGTGTTGGATGTGAACCCGCCGCTTTTGTCGAAGATTCGGAATGGACACTTGAAGTTTGGTGCTTGGATGATCTTGGCAGTGCATGAGGAGTTTGACATTCCGATTAAAGAGATTAAGGCATTGCTGGCAACGGTGGAGGAGAAGTGATGGAAGAGCAAGTCAATGGGTTTGATTCATCGGTAGCCGCGCAGGATGCCAAGATGGTGTACATGGAGCGCGTGTACAAGATGACGCATGGTGAGTTGTTTCATGAGCTGATGCGGGTGCATACCGAGTCGGCAAAGATGATCATGGAGTTGCAGTCTGAGTTGGCTCGGCTTCAGAGTAGTGATCAAGATGATGTCAATGAGCAATCCTAAGCCCGTTGACGTTAAGAAGCTAGGGGAAAGGCTGGCGAAGTTTGCGATGGATGGGGGTGAGAGCTATTGCTGGCAGTGCATGACGTTGTGGAAGAAGGCGTCACCGAAGGAGCAGAACTATGCACTGTACAAAGAGGCATTAAAAATACTTTATAAGACAGAGATAGGACAACAATATGCCCGGTTCAAAGACGTTTGAGAATGTGACCGTGGTTGCCATTTATGGCGACGGTCGGGGTGGTACAGCTATTCCCGCAATACGAAGAACAGTAGCAGCACTGCCCGGCTCCAAGCCTTTGTTGATAACCAACGTCGAGATTGATACGACGTACATGGTACAGAAACTTATCCAAGCGCCACTGGATTACCAAGGCTATAGCGAGTTCATCATGTATAGCCTGCACAACTACATTGATACTGAGTACGCCTTGATCGTGCAACACGATGGATGGGCGTTGAACGCTGAGAACTGGCGGGATGAATGGTTAGAGTATGACTATGTGGGTGGGCCAACCCATGCGGCCTTACTGCCGAATGGCGAATACCGACTTCAGTACGCATGGCATGGCATGGATAACCCCATCATCGTGCAAAACGGTGGCTTTAGTTTGAGAAGCAAACGCTTCTTGGAAGCCCCATCCAAGTACGGGATCATGCGCCGCCAAATGCCTGACCCCACCATGATGAATGAAGACATCCAACTGACCTGTATCCAGCGTCGTTTCATGGAACGCTTGGGGATGAAGTTTGCGCCAGTAGACTCTGCGAAGTATTTTTCGTTTGAACACTTGGGGCCAATGCACGATGGCATGGATATGACCAAGGTGTTTGGACACCACAGCCGATTTAGACAACTGCTATCGAACGGTGAGATGCTCTGGAAGCTCACCAAAGAGCAAATGCGGGAAGTGTACGGAGAGCAACAAGTGTACGACTTGTTTGCTAAACACTACGGGTACACCATCCATGCAGTTTGATCGCAAGGCCTTCTACCGCTTCTGCCGCCAGTTAAGGATTGAGTCCAAAGAACAAGGGATGATCACGCTAGGTGATCAGCTGCTTGGCACACAGACCTATGTGATGGACGAGGTAGCCAGAGGGCTGCAAGATGACATCCACTTTTTTGTGGTGTGGAAAGGAAGGCAGCTTGGTATCACCACGATTTCCTTGGCGCTCGACCTTTACTGGCACTTTATCCACCCCGGTATGCAGGGAACACTAACCACTGACACCGAAGAGAACCGGGAACAGTTCAGAAGTACGTTGTCCATGTACATGGATGGCCTCCCAAAGCAGTACAAGATTCCCCTGATGAGCCACAACCGCAATCAGTTGGTACTGCAAAACCGCAGTCGCATGTTCTACCAAGTGGCAGGTACTCGCGCCAAAGGTGGATTGGGTCGAGGCAAGGGCATTACCTTTTTGCATGGCACGGAAACGTCTTCATGGGGCGACGAAGAAGGCTTAGCTTCTCTCTTGGCATCTTTGGCTGAAACCAACCCGTTGCGCTACTACATGTTCGAGAGTACGGCGCGAGGCTTTAACATGTTTCACGACATGTGGACAACTGCCAAACGAGCGAGAACACAGAAGGCCATCTTCTGTGGCTGGTGGCGTAACCAACTCTATACCGCTGATCCCAAGTCGGATGTGTACAAGACCTATTGGGATGGCAAGCTCTCGCCTGAAGAGAAGGAATGGACAAAAGACATCCGCAAGATGTACAACTTCGAGGTCAACTCTCGACAGATTGCATGGTGGCGCTGGAAGCTGCATGAGGGCTTGAAGGACGATGGCCTCATGTATCAGGAATTCCCACCCACAGAGGACTATGCCTTTGTGATGACGGGAAGTAGCTTCTTCTCTACTGCCCGTTGTACCGATGCAATGAAGGAAGCTAAGCGCTCACCCTTCATTCCTTACCGCTTTAGCATGGGTGCTAACTTCCAAGACACGACGTTAATCCAAAGTACCGAGCGATTAGCGACGTTGAAGATTTGGGAAGAGCCGGTCGCCAGCGCGTATTACGTCATTGGCGCTGATCCGGCGTATGGTTCATCGGATTGGGCAGACAGATTTTGCATTCAGGTGTACCGCTGCTATGCCGATGGCATGGAACAGGTTGCAGAGTTTGCCACCTCGGAGTTAAATACCTTCCAATTCGCTTGGGTGATCTGCTATCTGGCAGGCGCTTACGGCAATTCCTTGCTGAACTTGGAGGTCAATGGCCCCGGTCAGGCCGTGATTAACGAGATGAGGAACCTAAGAAGACAGGCAATGTCACTGCCAGCCTCAGAAGCACGGCATTTGAATGACGTTTTAGGCAACATGCAGCACTATCTGTGGCGCAGAAACGATAGTTTTGGCATATCGAACAGTATTGGTTGGGTGACAACCCACTCCAGCAAGGAACGAATGCTGAATTACCTGAAGGATTACTTCGAGCGCGGCATGATGAACATCTATTCTCAGGAATGTATTGATGAAATGAAGGGCATTGTGCGTGATGGCGGCACGATTGCAGCCGCTGGACGGTCAAAAGATGACCGTGTGATCGCGTCAGCACTGGCGGCAGCTGCATTTGCCGAGCAATTACAGCCTAGATTGATCGCAAATCGGGTAATGAGAGGCAAAAAAGAGGAAAAAACCGACGAAAATAGCCATAATGGGCAGGTACAAGTGCAAAAACAGGTGTCAAACTACCTAAAAGCCTTGGGTTTTTGATGATTACGGTGCTTCCAATCGCTGAAATCAAGAAAAGACTGCACAATATGCGCGAAAACAGGCGCAGAGGCTACTCAATGGCTGCTTTTGCCAAGTTAGCTGGAGTGGACTATCGGAACATGAAAAAGGCGTTTTTTGAGCTAAAAATGCCCGTTTCTGAGACTACACAGCGCCGAATTAGCAAGGCTTTGCAGGCTTTGGAAGACGGACAGGCTGGAATGCGCATGGATATTGCCGGAAGAATGATCCTCGACTACCACCCACCCAAGGAATTTGGCAAAACCTTGAAGCGTGGGTACACTTTGGAACTGACAAACGGTAAAATCGGCCTGTCTGTTAAACCAATTAACAAGTACGACTATACAAAACCACCATTGTTAAAGAAGTGAGGGGCTAGATGGCTGTATTACACGACTACAAGTGTCCGGTACATGGATTCTTTGAAGGATTTGAGGCAAAGTGTCCGGCAGGGTGTGATGATGTGCAAATGGTATTCTTGCAGCCGGTTGGCATGAAGAGCGATGCGACCCGTCACAATGACAAAACGCTAAATCAGCTTGCATTGGATTTCAATATGAGCGATATTAAATCAACAAGAGAGGGTGAAGCGCAACCGCCGCGCTATGCCAAGCCCAATAATCCATTCGCACCCCGGTGGGGATCGCCTGCGGAGTTGGGTGGCTACAACTTGAATTCGATTGCTGGCGAATCCGTATCAGGTGTTCGGGCGGTGAAGGAATCTGGCGCTAATCTTAGCGGCCCTAAGGTTGGCTCTTATTATGCTGATCACGAAAACTTGACGATACAGAAATGAGAATTCCTGAGAGTCCTGTCGATAGACAAGCGTTCTATGTGGACATCATGCAAAAGTGCTTGGTGTCACAAGGTGAACGTCAAGCGCAATACTCCACCCTGCGCTCTTACTATCTCTTCGGTGCAGACCAGAACTCTCCACCCGCACACTTCAACAAAGTCTATCCGCACATTGATCAACTGTCTGCCTTTATGTACTCGGCAGATAGCACGCGCTTTTCCATCAAGATGGGCGCATCAGTGCCAGAGGTTTTTAAGAAGAAGATTCCTGCACTTACTTCCGCACTGCATGACTACTGGATGGCAAGCAATGCCGATCAGGTCTTTGGCGCCGCACTGAATTGGGCGTTTTGCTACAACTCCACCTTTGTCAAGCTGATCTGGCGTAACGGTATCCACCCGTACATGGTGGAACCCGGCGTCTTCGGTGTGCTGCGTGAAGATACACCGTACACAGACCGCCAAGAGGCAATGGTGCAAGAGTTCTACATGACTAAATCAGAACTCTACTCGCGCCTGTACTCTCATGAGAAGCGCGATGAGATTCTAAGTCGCATTGCGTTGGCTGAGCAACAAACCAAAAAGTATCCAGAAGGTGTGGAGCGCTTGGTAACGTCTGCCGTTGATCCAACGATCTACGGTAACGTGCAGATGAACTTGGCTGGCAACATGACCTACTCTCCGCAGATTGCGGAGCCAACGGTCAAGATGCGTGAGCTGTGGTTGTTTGATGATCACATCAACGATTACATTTGCGTAACCATTGCTGATCCAGACATCGTAATCTATGACCGAGCATCAAGAAGTCTGTTCTTAGAGGGTGAGCAACCCTTCATCCAGATTTGCCCGTCACCACAATACGACTACTACTATGGTCAGTCTGAGGTGCAGCGTCTTGTGTTCCTGCAAGAGATGCGTAATAAACGCACCGGACAGATACTCGAACTGCTGGATAAGCAGGTCAACCCACCCAAAGCGTTTATCGGTTTCCAAGGTATCTTGGATGAAAAGATGTTTGCGCTTAATCGTGCCAACGGCATGGTGGCGTCTGACATGCCTAACGCCAAGGTAGAAGAATTTACGCCCAACATTCCAAACGACCTGTTCCGCGAGCTTGGCGAGATTGATGCCATGTTTGCTGAAGCCTCTGGCATTACCAGTGTGCTGTCAGGTCGAGGCGAAACCGGCGTTCGTAGCCAAGGCCATGCGTCACAACTGGCAAGACTAGGCTCTTCCCGTGCCAAGAAACGTGCCTTGACCATCGAAGACAGCCTTGAAAAGATGGCAACACTGTACTTGAAGATGATGATGGTGTATGACGATACCAAGTACAAAGATGAGGATGGTAACGAGTTCATAGCTGCACAGTTTACTAATGACTTTGTTGTCAAAGTGGATGCGCACAGTAATAGTCCAATTTTCATGGAAGATGCGCGAGATTTGGCATTCAGCCTGTACAATGCTGGCGCAATCAGTAAGTCGGCGTTGCTTGAGATGGTTGAGCCGCCGATGAAGGATCGTTTGGTAGAAGATGTTAAGGCCATTGAAGCAGCGGCAGCGATGCAACAAATGATGCCCGC